GCCAGGCTTAACCCTTTAGCACGGAGAAGTTCCTTAATCACCCTCATACTTCCAAATTTGGCAGACGATGTGCTCCAAAAGAATTTTGCAACACCCTCTATCGGATCCAAAACCTGCTGGTTGGATTTATTTGCCGCTAACGTTCCACAGAATTCAGTGTCCTCCAAATGCTCATGACGTTCAAGTTTAACTCTACAACCATAAGGAATGAAGTCCTGATCTGTGATTTCGCGATCCAATCCAGCTATTTTCGTTATTCCATCATCACCTTCAAACAAACCATCAAATGTGAGATGGTTCTGACGGCAGAAGAACGAAATCATCATAAAGTTGGTAAAGCCGTTTCCTAAACTTGTACACATATCACCTGACATGCGCACACCTCTTATGCGATAATTCCCTAGTTTGCTATTGCAAACATTTACTCCAGAAAGTGCACGGTAAACATTGTCAAGAAACCATTGTTTTCTACGAAGGTTTCTGGACATGTGCTTGTAAAGTTGAAATTCGCAATTTCTAAATACCCACGGCGTTATATGAGATTCAAAAGATGTCCAGTCAGTTGCGTAGTAATTTCCTGGAAGTTTTTCAAGTCTATTTCTTATGTACTCTCTTCTCTCAGAGACGGGGACGTACTTTATGAAATTATCAATTTGTTTGAACACAGAATGTTCGATTTCAGAAAAATATGGGCCAGTATGAGCTTTAAATGCGTCACTTCTGCTGTTGATAATTCTCAGCGTCTTGTACCTATTATCTGGCCTCAGGCAAGCTAAACGTTCCAATTTTCCAAATGACTTGTTTCTATGGTGCTTCCTCTTCAAGATTCTATTATCTTTAAAGGTCCTTCTCAATTCCTCCTTACGCAACCCATTATAATTTTTGCTTCCCTCCAGCCATTTCTCAAGAATGACATTATCATCGTTTCCATTGAGATAGGAATCAGTAGGAAGCGGTTTCAGATGTCTTTTAATCCAGCTGCGAACGAAATTCCGGAATGGACGGCGCAGATGCTGAACCATTTCCGGAACGGCAGCAGCAACTCGCGTCCTGCACCCCAACTGAAAATTCTCTGGACATGTAGTATCTGGAATTGGCATTACACACCCTGAGATGTGCATGCCCAAATCAATTTGACTTATCTGAGGTTTTCGCCTCAGTTTAGGGCGAGTTGGTGTAAATACGAACGTAGGATTAACCTGGTCATCTCTGGGATTGATGATTGGTTGGCCCATTTTCCTACTGTACCCTAATGCGATCATGCGAGTATGGTCGCAAAAGAATTTTCGGGGAGCGTAAAATTTGGTGGCGAAATTAAGGTTCCATTGAGGTCGAAGTAAGGATACTTTCCCCTCAGTTGTGCCACACGAAGTACATGCAGGAAACTATAAAGTCCTGTGTCCGCTCGTACTGTAGTAAATCGGTTCAAGTTGATCGTGCTCTCCCGTTTACAATACGCATCTATTTTCTCTCGCAATGCCCGAAAATCCATGTTGTCTACAAAAGACACTACTTCACTTAGGATTTCACTATGTAATTCTTGGCTAACATATGCTTCACGTTGGGACACCACCGTGCGAGCGAAGGGGAACAAATAACCTTCAGCCCTCACCAGTGATGAACTTACAATCATGAATCGCATCGTTATTGGATTATTCCTCCTAAGTTGGACGCCGTCAGATACTAATGATCTATTATCCACAATTTGACCTCCGTTGACCTGTGGATTGTCAAATAACTGATTGTTGTTTGCGTCCACAAGCGGCACGAGGTGGTGCATCTCACGCGCCACAAATGACTCCCCATCGTTTTGCGATAGGAATACCAACTGAATAGTTTCCCAGATTCTATTCAAAAACGCCCCAGCTCCTGCGGCGTTGAGCGCAGCAACTATTTCATTGCGCGCATTATCCAAAGCTGCTTCGAGAGCGGCAGCAAATCGTGTTGTTCTAAATACGTCCTGCACGACGCTAAACACCAACATCACAATGTTTATTACCCTACATATTTGCCTCTCAATATATGAGAAGCGCACTTTTTTAGGCAAAGAGAAGCCATTCGCATCCATCTGGGCTAAATTAGCGTAATTCATGTTATCCTAAATATTATTAGCAACAACATGTCTGCTAACGCCCATGAAAAGGTGAACTTGACGGTGTACAAATATATTTTGTATTTGAGCCAATTGAGAATGATCAATTCCAGGATTCCAAAGCCTCCCAGAAATGCCCAAATCAAAAGTTTTCTCGCCGTCAGCATAACAAATGAAAATATAGTTGCTGAAAGCATAGCTATGAACAAAATCCAATAAGCTAGCTGAAGTACAGCATGTATAACTGACTCTTGCAAGAAAAATTCAGCTACCGTCTGCACCCAATCACAAGTTAAATAAAAAATTAATAAAAATAAAACATAAAATATAGAGTTTTTGGGCGAAATGTTTGGCGGACTGTTATTATAAAGTTAATTCACAATGAATTTCTCATGCGCCTTGAGCTCGCGATGGGCTTCACTGTGTCCAGGCACCTGGCTGAGGCATGTTACAGACTGCTCTGAGTTGTTTTTGGAGTTCTCTTGCAGATTCCTAGAGGCTGATGACTTAAGTCAATGGAGATGTGTTTACGCGCACCTCCCCTCACGATTTTAGACTGCTGGAATTCTTAAGGGCTATGCAGGCCCTTAGGTAGGGTTTGAATTAATTGTCAACGAACTTATTCAATTCTTTTGTTGTTGCATAGATATCATCGAGTGTGCCTACAAATCTAAACACACCCTTGTTTGCACTTCCGTTGTAATACGTGGGTACCATCGATTCACTCACTTGGGCAGGCAAGTCGGCTTCCTGGGAACCAAAAGGATAAACATTTTCTCTGCATTTTCTCAGGGCACTCGGCCCAAACACCGGCGCAACTTCTCCTCCACTCCCAGAGGCCATGAAACTTGGCTCAAGGTACACGTCCTCTGTGCTATAATAAGGACGGAGTAATGAAGCTGAATCAGTGGCCGAAGTCCAAGAAAGAAACTCTGGCACGAAAATATACTGATTGATTCCTGAGTTGAACGACCCGAATGTCTGTTCTGTTATCCAGTTTCCTGAGGCCATGCTGATTCTTCCTCCTGGACAATGAGAAGTATTGTCTCCGTACCCAGTTCCGACAGTACAGACATACCTCCTGTCACGGTTGTATGATCCATAAAACACCTGAACGAAGCCAGGTGATGTAAATAGAGTCCCTGAAACTGCTTGGCTTCTGGCTGCCCAGAAAACTTCAGATACCTCCTTGGTGGGGATTGTATGCCAACTGTACTGTGACCTCCACTGGACAGTCTGAGGTACAGCCTCGTTAACATAATTAAATTTAGCATCGTTGCTAACACTCTCCACCATCCGTAAATCCACAGGGTTACTGCAATAATTCTTGCTTGAAGTGTCCACATCATATGACCTCCACCTGAATGTGAACATCCTTATTGCTCGTCCAGCATCATTTACACCTGTGGTTATTGTGAAGAAATGTGAGCTCACATCAACATATTGAACATTTCCAAATTTCTTATTTTTGAAGCCATATTCACAAAAAAACGTGTGCATTTTCTTAATAGTGCTGGGCATCTTATTTAACGTCCTCAAGCCCGAGGACGACTGACATTTAAATTGCTTTTTGAAGATGACGAGGAACATGAAGTCGACGTTGAAGAGCTTGTGCTCGAAGGAAGCACATAATCCTCCTCAGCTGACAACACGTTTTTCTTGTCCTGAGTCTTCTTATCCTTCATTTCTTCCAAAAGAGATGCAAAAGCGTTAGACAACATATCTTTTGGAATTGCATTATTCACATATACGCTCCTAATTTCAGATGTCAGTCCGTACAAGTCAATGACCACCTCATGGCACAAATATCCGTATGTGGCTGCAACTGATGAACTGACACTCACATTGGTGGCGCCAACTAAAGCCAAAGGTGCCTCCTGGGTGTCAGTTTCAAATATGCGCATTGCAGGCTTTGATGTTATGTCATCGATTACTGTGATTGAGGCGTTTTGCCACAAATTTGTTGACATACATTGGTCCATGTTCTGCACGACACTATATGTATACAATGCCTTATGTCCAGTATCTTTATTAACACCCAATATGAGGTTCCCTGTTTGCGATGTTGAACATGAACTCACATAGTCTGCTCTCCAATAGCGGATCGCACATTTGCGAAACGCACGAGCAATCATCGCTAAATTACTATAAACAGGTGTGTCGTTGCTGCTTTGTGTGGCGAAGAGGCTAGCTTCACGCCCCGCATTCGACGCATCATATATGCCCTGAACCCAGAATGACGGTACGAGAGATCCCGCACTAACTGTCGACTGGACCGAGCTTGTTGTTGCTGTGGGCCACGAGAAACAGTCTGTAGCACGTGCATTTGTGCTCCCGCCTATAGTTATATTGGCTCCCACAAACTCGGCTCTAACCCTAATTCCGGAGCCTAGTTCTTGATTGTAAGGCGCGGTGCCGAAAGATATGCGACCTGAACCACGTCTAGTTGTAGACTTGGCTACAGGCACAGATCTGCGCTGCACCTTGACTTTTCGTCCTATTTTTGAATTGCCCTTCTTGACTGTTCTTTTGTTGCTTTTCTTTGTTGTGTTCTTAATTTTCTTAGTCATGCTTTATTATTTGAGGATTACAGGATACATTCCACCTCTTAATTTCAATGAACCATGAGTATTTCCCTAATCAATGTGACGTGGGCTGCTCATGTAATAAATAAAAACCTAATTCACCAAAATGTGCATCCCGGATTCTATACTTTAAAATGGTCATGCACGTCGTAGAAGCATCAGTGCATGTGTCCTCGAACAACATGCACCTGGCAAAAACTAGGTGGCGCGCAGGGATGGGACGATTAGTCCGGCCAGGCGCTCACTTCCATTTCCACTAGAATCAGGTGTTTATTAATGTAGGCTTGAGACGCTACAATACGTCAGATTAGGCATTCAGTAATTTAACTGGGGCAAAGAACCCATATGGGCTTACTGAATGTCTAATCCAAACAGGTGTTTCCA